TGGATGGAAAATGGAAGAAATGGAAAAATGTCACACTTTCCACTTCTCATAACCTATGTTGTCAAATATCTTACTTTTTCTTACATTTTCGCTTTTCGGATTCGCACCGATATAGTCTAGTGTCACAAGCGAAACAATCGCGGCACGGGTATGTGATTGTCACAGTGCGTGAAAACTTATTTTACTGCACTGTTTCACAAACTAACAGCTTACTTCGCACCTTCCAGCAGTGCGAGAAGCTGTTCCTTTGTGAATTCCTGTCCGCTCTTAACGAGATCGGCAATGGCGTCAAACTTCTCCGCCTTCTTAGCCTTGCTCGGCTCACGAGAAGCACTCGCTTCGGGAGAATAGTTACGAACGAGGTCAATGACCTTCGTCGTAAGATCCTCCATGTTCGCATCTGCCGGTGCATTCCTCAGAGCGGCACGCCCGACATTCTTGGCGCTTGTCTCGATAGATGAGTTAAAGTATGCGAGAAAGCCCTCATCGCCACCGCAAAACTGCACCGCTTCCTCAAGCGATTCTGCCTGCGGCACCTCAACCTCTACCTTGATTTCGCCCAACGTCTTGTGATTCGTAGTAACTGGCTTATCAGCCTTGACAAAGCGCATGTTATCCTACCTTTGTGTGAAAGTGTTGGATGAATCCCATAAGGGATTGCCGCGACTCACACACTGCCACGAATCACACAACCCGTACCCGAATTGTCAAACAGCATTGACTACGTCACAACGTTTGCCCTACACTGTCCAATTTACTACACTAGGCCGCTTGTGTCAAGTAGCTGGCCGATTGCCGCTGTAGGTGCGACCCTATTAAACTGGCACTATGCCAGCAGCGGCGTGTTACGTCAATGCACGTTCCGTGCCGTTCTACGATCCCAATACCGCACGATATACCGCTTTGAGACCTTGCACTGCCTGAAACTCACGAACGTTCCCGCCACAGTCGCGGCGCGCACGAAACATGCCGCTTGTTTCTCAGCCCTGAACACCTTTGCCGTAGGCTCAGCCGTTTTCGGCTGTCGGACGTGTACGATCATGTTTCCCGCCAATCAGTAGGGTGAACGTCGCGCACGTTGTACGTCTCAGCCGCGCACAGTCTGCCGTTGTCATACCGTTTCACGCTGCACGTCTCGCCGTCAATGTCCCACAGCATCCCCGTCGCGCCGCGTGCAGGACCGCGCACGATCACAACGTCATATCCGATCATCCAGTCGCGCACCATTGTAGCGTCCTCCCGTTGTGTGAGACTCGTTTCGTTCGCTGTGGTATAGAGCAAGTGCCGTGCCACAAACGAACCCACTGTGGCACAACACCTTTTTTCTGGCACGTTTCTTGTGCATGTTGCGAGTCTGCCTCATGTGTTGTTGCGTTGCTGCTACTGACAAGTTGGCAGACCCCTGCCAGTTTGGCACTGCCAAAATGACACCAGAATCGCACGCTTCTTGCGAATGAGAATCATTCTCAACTAACGGGTGCGAATGAGAATCATTCTCAACTGCCGTTCGTTGAGACTGAGACTCATTCTCACCCCATCCTACTTGCGAATGAGAATCATTCTCATCCCCCCGTGGGGGAAAAATCATAGTCGGCCGCGCCCCTAACAGGCTTTCATAATTTGCACAACAAATTTTGACCCCTTCTCAGAGTCAAAACATTCACCACACACGCACGCTCAACTTATTCGAAAATGCTAAACAACATTCATGGATCGAAAATCACCATAGAATGAGAAATGTGATGTGTAAAAGCACACGCCACATGGAAACCATAAAGGCCCAAACACCACGAGACGCAGACGTGTTCCCGCACTTGAACGTGGAATCTTTTTATGTTAAGTTGCACATAGGCGCGTAAACTATGTCCTTGCGATAACAGGACTCAAAATGGCAAGAGTCACAAAGAGTCTCACCTATATTGATGAAACCATAGCAATCAATATTCCTCAGGATAAGAGCGGCTTTGTGTCAGTACAGTACGGTGCTGGCGGACAAGGTACACTTGTTCTTGAAGGAACAGTTGATGGTGAGAACTGGGTCGGCATTGACATGGAAGATGAAGCTGGTACGCCAGTTGCTAATCTCTCAGCGGCTGGCATTGCTCATCAGCGCACGTTTGGTCTTGAAGCAGTTAGAGTTCGTAAGAGCGTAGCAGGTCTTGGGCCAGTCTTGGCATCACTGTCGTGGGCGAAGTCATGACTGAATTGCTATTGCTCGTTATAATAATCATCCTATTACTGCTGATGGTAGGAGGATTTATTACGCGACGCAACGCAATTCTACTCATTGTTGTGACTCTCATAATTGTGCTCATCCTTTGGGTTGCAGGTAATACTGGATGGTCGCTCTAGGGAGGTAATCCTAAAATGAATAAGAAGCGGCCAGATAAGAAGCCACCAACTCCAAGAGTGAGCACAAAGCCTCCGCCGAAGGGCGCTTTCATGAAGCAGATTTCGAACAACATGAAACGAATCACACAAAAGCTAGGACACAAATGACAGACGCCAAGGAACGTGCGGAGCAGGGTCAGAGTGAGGATCAGTCGGCAGTGAAGACTGCTGAGAAGCTTGAGGAGCTTCAGAAGGATGTTGGTGCTCCAACTCGTGCTTCGAGTGCGTCACGCGCTTCTGGTGAAGCAAGCAAGGAGGAGCAGAAGGGTGATTCATCTAGCAAGACGATCAAGTAACTCATGTTGACCGGCTGAACGAAACAACTGCCCATCGTTCGGAGGCGGTGGGCAGGTAGAATCAAAGAGGTGTAGCATGTTGGAAATAGAACAGGAAACAAAGAAACAAGCACGGCTTACTAGATGGAAGCCTAAAAAGTGGCAACCTGAGTATGATCGTATGGTGTTCATGTCTGTTGCAGGATTTAGCAACAAACAGATTGGCGATCGACTTGGTTATACAAAGGAACACGTATCAAACGTTCTGAATCTCGCACAAGCTGAGGCTTTGCGTGAGGAGATTCAGAAGCGTATGCGCGAAGAAGCGTATCAGGATTTGCCAAAACGGCTTAACGAGATTGCATCCAAGACTGTCGAACGGATGCACATGCTCGTACATAATGACGATGTCTTTGAGCGTTCACCATTCCAAGTAATTGATCGTGGAATGGATATTCTCAAGGGTCTTGGTCATTTGAAGCATGGTAACACAGATACGCCTGCGCTACCTCCTGGAACAGTCGTCAACCATGGCACAATGGTCGTTAGTGATAAATTGATGGAACGGTTTGTGGTAGGGCTAGAGAAGTCAGAAGAAGCACGTCAACTGAATCCAGCGGAGAACTCTCGGATTGAGCGCAAAGCTTCCGGAGATTGATCCAGACGTTCAGTTAGCACATCTTCTCGATCAAAAGAGCTTCGACGCACACCGGAGAGAAGCTGATCGACGTCGCCGCGCTATATCCACTGAACAGTGGCATATGTTAAGGGCGAAGGCGAAGCGAGATCTGTTCTTTCTCAACTATTCAGTCCTGAATTACAACCGTTTGTCCCCTAATCTGCACGGCAATGTGTGCCGTCATATCGAGGAGAACGCAGATTGGCGCTTTAGAATCTATCTTCTGCCTCGAAATCACTTCAAAACACGTATTATCACGATTGGATACTCCATCCAACACGTGTTGCCGTACACTGAAGAAGATAGACAACACGATCCGATCTCCAAGCCGCTACCGTATCCAGCAAATCTAGGCACAGACTGTCGTGTATTGATCACGCACGAGTCACAGGGAGGCGCTAGCCGTTATCTCGTGTCTTTGACGGCTCATTTCATGGCAAATCCGGCCATGATGATGCTATTTCCTGAGTGTGTACCGTCTAAAAATAAGCAAAGGATCAACAAGAATGAGCTAGAACTTCCAAGAACTGGTATTTATGACGAACCAACGTTCGATACGTTAGGTGTAGGTGCCCGCTCACAGGGTCGTCACTACAATATCATCTTCTTGGATGACATTTATGGTGTTGAAGCGCGTGATTCAGATGCGGTTGACATATCTACGAAGGACTGGTTCGACAATATTCAGGCATTTTTCACTGAGTTCACCAAAGATAAGTGGATTATGCCTGGAACTCGTTACAGGTTCGACGATGTTTATGGTCACGCTATGGAAGTTTACGGTGATCAGGTGCTCACCTATCGTCGATCAGTCGAGGAAATCAACCCTAAGACGGGGCAGAAAGAACCGATTTTCCCGGAAGAAGTCACAACGGAATCGCTTAAGATCATTAAGAAGAACGCAAAAGTATACGAATCGCAGTTCTTGAATGATCCTTCGCAGTCTGGTTCCGGTTTCGAGTCTGGATGGGAACGCTTCTTCTATTGGAAGTCGATGAATCATATCGCAGTTTTTGACGGCGAAACAGAATCGCCGCTCATTAACGTGCGTGATATGGATATTTGTATCCTCATCGACCCTGGTGAGGCGACTGGTGGCTTCGTAGTGACAGGTGCTGATTATCTGTTCAGGATTTTCACGCTCGTTGCACTCCCGATTCAGATGAAGCCACCTCAGTTGGTGGACCTGATCTTCAAGTCAGTAATACGCTGGCAGCCACGCACTGTTAGCATTGAAGGTGACGCTCTCCAGAACGTCTACATTCACTGGCTACAGCGTGAAATGGCTGTGCGTGGTGTACGCTTTCACATCACTGAATTCCGTACCAAGCAGCGCGCAAAGGATATGCGTATTGACGGCTTGTCAAACTACTACGAAGCTGGTCGAATCTTCCACAATGAGAAGCAAGACGAACTTCGTAGAGAGTACCGTCATTACGGCAAGTCAAAGAACATTCATATCCTAGACGCACTCGCACAAGGAACGGAAGTTTGGAGGCCGGGTTGGGCTCCTGGTACACGTACTGAGATGCATGAAGCTGAAGAAGAATATCAGGAAGAACGCGATATTGAAACTGGGTACTCTGCCATTTATATGTAGTGCTGAGGTTTATTAACTAAACGAGGAACGATGCGAAAGATCTGGATCGCAGCACTACTGATGGCATGTGCTACTATTGGTGCAGGGCACGCACCGCGAAATCTCAGTGTTAGTCTCTCTGTAGTAGATGCGCCTGGTGATTCTGTTGATGTTCGTTTGCGGTGGAACACAGTTGCAGATGGTTTGGGTCAGCCTGTTGCTCATTATGAGTGGGGCTTTACGGGAAATGGTGCTGTGTTAGCTAGTGGTACAACAACACAACTTGAGGTAACTCGAAGGTTCGCTCGTTTGATTGGTGATACGCTGCGTATTCAGGGACACGTTACGGCTGTTGATAGCAGAGGAGTTCGTGGTGCGACTGGTTCATCTGTGGTGATTCCAGTGTATCGTGAAATTCCGCCACCTGCTGCACCAGAAGTACAGCTTGATACGATTCCACTCGGCTTTGCTGAAATGGACTCACTTCGTATCTTCGTCGATGCGAGCTTGTATGGGGATGATGGTTTGATCCACATGGTAGTTGGTGACACAGTACAGGCATGTGTGATTGCATGGAATAACAATGTCCCTTTTCGTCCGTTTCCACAGGCTCCAGAGTGCATGAGTATCGAGCCTATGTTTCACCAGTTGAAGCTTTATCGTCCACTTGGTGATGTTCGTCGCACTTTCACAGCGGAGTGAATCATGGAAACACTGATCAGCGTCGAGGTCATTTGTGCAGTATGGGGACTGGTCGTAGGAGGACTTGTTTCTGCGACTAAGAAGATTTCCTTTGTTGCGAATCACCCAAAGGTTGTTGCATTTGCTCTCGCACTGCTCGGATCAGTTGCAGGTAATCTGACGTTCATGGCACTTGATTGGGCTTCAGTTGTTGCTTGCACGCTTACTCCGTTTGCTGTCGCTGTGACTGGTTATGAGGTTGTGAAGTCTGCTACAAAGGAGACTGCATGATCCTACACGAACATGAGATCAGTCAGCTTGAGGGACGCTCGGCCGGTCAGATCTCAGACAGCATCCAGAAGGCTGGTTGGCGTTGGTTCAACGCACACAAGGATGATGTGATTATCTCCAAGCTGTTTGGGATTATCACGGTTCGTGTCAAAGATCTTCGTTTCTTGTTTGTGCTTCTGTTTGGTGAGGAGCGTACCGTTCCGACAAACGGCAACTGGCGCGTGATTGAGTAATGCTTTTCGTTTCTGTCACCGTTTGATCGTCAAAACGGGAAGCAGTCGAACGGGAAGCACACATGGCTGATTTCTTGAACGGCTGAGCGCGGGACTACAAGTTTCGGATGGTTAGTGGGTTGGCCGCCCAATAAGGCTGCTTAGTGTTGAGTGTGCCAATACTAAGCCAACCACTAAGATGAATTTGAGAGAGTAATGGCTGATTATCCTCCTGAGATTTATCTCGATCCTGATACAGAGGAGAGATTGATCTCTTATCTTGAGGAAGAACTAACTCAGCATTATGCTGAGCGTGGCGGACATATTGATGATTTGATGCGCTGGCAGAAGGATTATTGGGCCACGCCAATCAATCGTGAAGCTACGTTCCCATTCAAGGGTGCGGCTACGATCATTATTCCATTGTCTGCAATTGCAATCGAAGCGATTCATGCACGGACAATGACAATGATGTTTGGGTTGCCGCAGTTCGTATCAGCTCATGCTGTTTCTGGTAATTGGGCACAGCATGATAAGCACGTCGAACGTTTTCTTGATTACGAATTGCAGCACAACATCAAGATTCGTCGTGTGCTGAATAGTTGCTTTCTTGAAGCAGAAAAGTTCGGTACTATGATTGCTAAGGTTGGTTATGAAAAGCAAATCAAGTATGGAACTATCGAAGTTGCTGGCATGGAAGAAACATTCCCAGTAGTAACGAAGGATGGTGCTGTAGTCGATCCAGTACCAGACTCACGTTTCCTTATGCCCCACAGTGCGACTGATCCTCAAACTGCTCAGTGGTGTGGTGAGGAGCATAGTCGTTCGCCGTATGAAGTTATGATGCTGGAAGATGCCGGAATGTTCCGTCCCGGTACTATCATAAGTGACGATCCTGATCCCAACCTCAACAATTCTAAGCTCGCAGGGTGGTTGGATAGTACACGTCCAGCGCCTGGTGATAGTGATGGGAACAAGTTTGAGGAAAACCAGGAAAGACTCGAAAATACTGGTCCTATCTGGCCAGATCGAATTAACTGGGTAGAAATTTGGTTGCCGTTTGACGTAGATGGTTCTGGTCAGTTGCGTGAGATTGTGGTACATTACCACCGTGACTCACGCACGATCATGTCAATTCGTAATAACTGGATCAAGAATCTGCGTCGTCCGTATATCACGGGAGTCTATTTCCCGGTCGAACACCGCTGGCGTGGAATTGGTGTTTGTAAAAAGAATGAGCAGTTCCAGCGTGAGGTAACTACACAGCATCGTCAGCGTTTGGACAATGCTACGCTGGCAAATATGCGTATGATTGTTGTTCACAAGCTGTCGGGATATGGTCCGCGTGAGCCAATCTTCCCCGGCAAAATGTGGTTTGTGGATGATATGACGCATATTAATACAATTCAGATGGGTGAGGTTTATCCATCATCGTATAACAACGAGCAAGCAACTCTTATTTACTCTCAGCAACGTACAGGTATTAACGAAGCTGTTCTTGGTATGCCGCAGGTTGGTACACCTGGAACAGCTACGTCCGATCTTGCACGTATTCAAGAGGGTAATAAGAAGTTTGACTTTATTTATGGAAACTTCCGTGAGTTTGCGGAAGAAATCGTAACTGAGGTTGCTTGTGTGGTTCAGCAGTTTGGTCCTCGCAAGCTTTCTTACTTCAATCAGGTAGAGAATGGGCAGCTCGTTCGCGAGTTCTTCGAGATGCCTCAAGAGTACATTCGTGATAATATTTTGATTCAGCTTAAGACAGCCGGTCAAACGCAGAACAAGATACTTGATCGCCAGAATTGGCAGCAGATTGCCGTTCATCTACAGGCTTATTATCAGGGACTTGTACAGCTTGCACAACCTCTGGGTAATCCTCAGCTGCTTCAGCTTATTTTCACGAAGGGTTTGGGTGCTGCGACAGAGGCTATGCGCCAGATTTTGGAGAGTTTCGATACTCGAAACATTGACCGTATGATCGTAACCGAAT